ACGTTGGTCAAAAGTACAAACACTTCTTCTTGATAGTCTACATCTACTATACCTTCACTATTCGCTAAGATCAAACCTTTCTTGAGTGAAAGCCCAGAACGAGGATGAAGGCGAATACTAAAATTTCGAAGGGGCAATATGCCGCGTGAAATGTCAGCGAATGTTTCAATTGTAATCAATTGTTCCATTTTGAAAACTAATCCAGTAGGAATCAACAAACGATCTCCTGGATAAATTGAAGTTTCGCCAAATCCATTCACATCACGCTCAACAGGTGTGTTAAATGTATCATATCCAGTCACAACATTTGCAGTTGGCTGGAATGATAAATCGAAACAGTTTGCGAGAGTAGTGCCGTATGTTGGGAGTTCAATATCATCATGAAGTCTATACACATTCACCGAAAGCATAATTTATTCCTCCTGTATCATTATCTTTAGATCGCTCAAACCACGTTTCACGCGATGATAAGTGTTTGCTGGGATAGTGTAAACTTCTCCAACTTTTATTTCCATAGGTAAACGATTGTCTAATTGTAATAACCAACCTTCACCTTCAATTATAGTTATGACTCGCGTTGAATGATCGCGATGCCAAACCAATTCTTCGCTAACGACATTTTTGTCAAAAATACGATAGAAACTGTTAGCGTTAATACGTTCTTCAACGTAGGGATTTACCACCAAGTCTTACCTGAATTTGAAAAGTATCTTGGCCAACGGCATGCCCAGTAAGAAGCACTGGTCTTGTCTTTATTCGTCAAGCAGTGGTGACGGGCAACAAAAGAACGAACACGTGCAGGATCGTTATACTTCTTTGCCATACCTGATTGACTGAAATTAACTTTCTTTACGCCACCATCGCTAGTGCGAACATACACTGCACCACCACTACCTTGGCGAAATGGTTTGCCAATACCCTTACCGTCAGTTTTATCTTCTTCATTTACAGGAACGCAGTTAGGTACAACCTTTTCGCCTTTTTTCTTCATTCCCTTTTGAACGTATCCAGACCAGCATGCTTCTTCTAGTTCTTCTTCAACTGGAAAGTCTAATGGAACTTGTTTGCCATTAAACTCTGCAAACTCGCCAATATCACTTTCAAGCAAATCAATTTCCCATTCATCGGCAGGCACATACATGCCGCGAGAATATAGTTTCTTTGCTTCACGAATCAACTCGAAGAACTTATCAGATCCTGGACGAAAAATATTTTCTGTGAAGGATATCTTTTCATCCAAGTGATATTTAACTGCTTCTGATAGAGAAACTTCTTCGTTGATTTTATTTGTCATTGCTGTCTTGGCTCCAACTTACGACCTATGTTGTATTTAGCAACTAGTTGCCAGTCGTTTTTATCTTTGAAAGCAATAATCTTAATTTGTGATAATGGAGCACGTGGTTCTTTAATCTTTTCTGGATTAACGATTTTAAGCAATCCCCATTCTTCTAAAAGATTTGCAACAGAATTACGACGTGCAAGATCATTATCAGAAATGCTTGATGCTTTACCATCTAACAAAAACAATTCTTTAAAATGTACAATATAGTAACGACCTTGCTTATGCAAAATATGACAAGATTGATACAAAATATTTTCTTTTTTGGCTGCTACACCGATGCGCGTTAGTGTCTCGCGGATTTTGAGGAAGTCATCAGCATTCTGTAGCGTCACTTCCACTAAATTATCAACACTCATTTCAGTCACCTATTTTCGTTTTTTCTTTTATAATATCAATTTGCTCATCAGTCAGTACTTTCAAAGCCTCTGCAGCCTTGGCATCAGAATAACCGAAAAATAACTTTATTGATTGCAAATTATCCTCTTGTATGGGCTTTTCCCATTTGGCAAAGTTTCTTTTCTTCGCCCTGACTATATTTATTAAATAGTCATACTGAGGTTTTCTATCTAGACCGAAATTAACGTTCATTTGGTTAGCATACATTATGCAGTCCATATGATACGAAAGTGCTCGATTTACCATAAAAGAATTGTAGTCTTTTTCGTCCTCCAATATCGGTTGTTTGGTTTGAAGAATACTCGGTACAATATCCTTGAATAGGTCAGCCATATCACTTAAACTCGCAATCGACCATTAATTCGGTCAAGAACGCCATAAGGTTGATTTCTTGGTCGGCGGCAAAGGCAGCTTGATACTGATACTTACCAAGAAGGATAACTGCCATCGGAATGGTGGCTGGATTCAAAACGTCGTACAGTTTATCGTAAATCTCGCGCATAATCCGATGAGTATCGTTATCGGTATTCTGAGCGACCCACTTACGAACGCTTCGGAAGTCTTTTTCTTTCAGAAAGGCGACGAGTTCGGTGATTTTAAAGTCACCAACGTTAGAAAGGATACCGACGTCAATCGTACCACCAACGCTGTATCGTTGAAGTTCATTTAAAATTCTTCGATAATCGGGAAAAAACTTTGTAATGAGTTCGGCGACAACCTTCAGATCATACGAAACTTTTTCTTCTTTAAGAATTTGCTCAACACGTTTGAGAAAAGCAGAAGCCATCTTCGCTTTCTGACCATTCTGTAACTTGAAGTCAATTACCGCACATCGAGAGTGTAGCGGTTGAATGATTCGATTTTTAAAGTTACAAGTGAAGATAAACGAACAGTTTTTAGAAAACTCTTCAATAACGCCACGAAAAGCGGCTTGAGCATTGGCAGTTAGATAGTCTGCCTCATCGATAATAATTACCTTTCTTCCTGTTCCCGTCAAAGAGACAGAGGAAGCAAACCCTTTAATCTTTACACGGAGAGTATCAATACCTGATTCGTCTGAACCGTTAATGATAATGTAATCACACTCAATCTCCTCGCACATCGCTCGAGCAACAGTTGTCTTACCGACACCTGCTGAACCCGAAAGGATCATGTTTGGAATTTCTTTGCGTGTTACATACTCTTGAAAGGTTTTCTTAAAGTTTTCAGGAAGGATACAGTCTTCAATTGTTTTCGGGCGATATTTTTCAACCCACAACAATTCCACATTTTGCAACATAATATAACCCCTTCATAATATAATAAATCACTCAGTCACTATTCTACGCCATTTTCCGTTCGTAAGCAAGTACATTTCACCATCAGGACCGACTGTCATACTTGCGGTTACATGCTTTTGTGTTCCTGGAACAAAACGTGGACCGCAACTGATTGTGCCATTTGGTGGTGCAAGTTCACCATACTCAGTGCCAATGTTTAACTTGCCATTGTAACCAGCGGCTTTGATTTCTTCTATTACTTCACGCTTCTCAGCATCAGGAAGAACAGCGGCAGCGGCTACAATACCACCGCCAGCAACACCACCAGCAAGACCAAGATACTTGAAGAAATTACGCCTTGTTGCCATTTCTACCGCTCCACATCATATGAATCCATAGCGTTATAACCATCAAACTGATAGTGTATTCATCACGAACCCAATCAGTGAAGTTATTAACTACGGCGAATACAGAAACAAACAAAATTGAAAGGAGAATTACCAGTTCGATTATTTTCTTAGACATTACGTTTGTGCTCCCATAACGAATATGCTGCAACGAACAACATTAGCATAACAGGTGGTGCTGATGCAGGAACCCAGAGAAAGAGTGTATTGACCAGAGCGAATAGGGTGAATATTAGAACGACAACTAATACCTTTAAATCATCTTTGTGCATAATATAATCTTCAAAGAGAAGATGGGGTGGGGAAGGTGAACTCCCACGGCGAGCAGTCTGGCGGATAGTGCCGTCAACCTAGAGTATTGCACCCCAATATTCTTATTTAGCCACGTTTTCGTAAATTTCAACGAAGTCGTTCTGCTCGGCAACTTCTTCTTCGAAACTACGCTTGTGGTAAACTTTCGCCAGTTTACGACTCAACTTTTTAGGAATTTCACACTCGTCTTGCATCTTCTGAAGAATCTCTTTAATCAGATCACGCTCAGCCTCGATGCGAGTCATAGAGTTTGAGATTTCTTGAAGGCATCCCAGAACCTTTGCTTTATCAAGTGCCATTATTCTTCTCCGAAGGTAGAGTTAGCGGCTTCAATCGCAATCCAATAAGTCAAATTCTTCGACTCATTATGGAACTTAGAAACGCCGACTGAAGAAATCTCAACAACATATTCATCAGGAACGACTTTAAGGTTTTCAATCTTAAGAGTTGCCTGGAATTTTATATCGGTGTCGCTATCAAGAACGACCTTTGCGTCGTCGACGATTTCACCCTTAACGTCCATTGCAGCAATTGCGACTTTACCGTCTTCATTACTCACAACAACGTTCGGGCACTTCAAGATTGAAGCAACGCTGAAAATCCAGTTTAACGTTTCAGCAGGAAGTGTAAACTTTACTTCATACGAAGCGATGTTAATGCTCTTGTTTGGAGGACAGAGAATAAGATTGGTCGCAGTGAAACGTTGACGAATCGTACCTTTACCATTCAAACTCTTGAACACGAGAAAGTCTTGAAGAATCTCAACCTCATTGTCGTTCTTATTCATCGACAAAAGACCAAGTGACTTATTCAGGTCATAAATGCCAAACTCATGCGGGAAGGTTTCAGCAACAGTAGCC